AAATGTAATAATTGCATCTACTTGTAATCTTAATATTTGTATTTCATCACCATTAAGGTCACAATTAAAGTTATAGTTAGCATAAAAGTTTGCAACTGTTCCCCATGCTCCTGATAAATCATTTCCATTAATTGCAGGAAATCCCATATTATCAGCACAAATAGTACATGGTCCTGAATGATATTGTTGAATTAATCCAACAGGAGATATATTTTCAACAGTATAATCAATATTAGATATGTTAGCAGTAGTATAACCTACTGGTAAATTAATAACTCCAAATGCTATATCATATTCAAGTGAATAACCTCCACCTGTAAAGTTTCTATCAGTAGTTCTTAATCCTAAATAAAATTCAGTTCCTGCTCCTTCAAAGTCAGATTCTAATTCATCACAAGTACCTGAACCACCAGGAGAATATGGAGGACAATCTATTGTATATAAACTACTTTCATATTCACAACCATTAGCATCTACAATATAAATAATAAGTTCATCTAAATTAGAAACTGTTGAGCCATTTACAAATGGTATTGCAGGATTACTATTAATAGATATTGTAGTAGTATATGGAGAAGTACCACCTGATGGAGTACAATATATTGTAGCAAATCCTGTATTATTACCAAAGTCATCTAATTGACATATTGAATCAAAGTTATCTAAGATTTCTATTGCTCCACAATCAAATGGACAACTAATAGTTCCTGATTGAATAGGAGTAGTGTTACCTAATGAATCTACAACATAAGCACTATATGATGAACCATTAGGTAAATTAGTACCATTTTGTGTACCTATTACAGTATATGGTGCTACACCTCCTGATATTACTAATGATATAGTTCCACTTGTATCAGGTTGACATATATAACTTATTGAAAATGATAACTCTGTATAATAACAACTACCATTATCAAATGTAGCTAATGGATTATAATTAATAGCATCAGGGTCAGTACAACCTCCTAAGTAAGTAAATTTACCTGTTGTAAAGTTTGCTTTACAACCTCTTTCATCTTCAACTACTAATGATACTGTTGTAGTTATAGATGAACCATTAGTTATAGTAGGTTCTAATTTTAATACTCCATTTATAAGAGATACAAATGTCCAATGTAAAGGATTATAAGTCCAGTTATAAGTTGGAGTTCCTACTGCATTGTATAAATCAGGTACAAAAGTATAAATAGAATTAGTAGGTTCTAATTGTAATGTTACATTTAAAATAAGATTACATTCAGTTATAGTAGTAATACTATCACAAGGTTGAGAGTCAACACATTGTAAATTGATAGGGGTACAATCTAATCTATTTATATATGAATTAATAAAGTCTTCATTAGATGTATCATCATTACAAAGTAATCCAAATTTTCTTCGGATTACTCTATCATACATATTAGCAACTATATTACAATTCCATTTTTTCATAATTATACACAGCCACAAAGACAAGAAGATGAATTTAATTCAAGGCACAATTTCCGAAATAATTCACAAAGTTCACTACAATTGCAACCACAATTAGAACCTTCAGTTAAGGTGTAATGCAATAAAAAGATATTAGTAGCATTTTCTACTTCTTTAATTTTTTGTAGTTCTTTTAACTTTGTTGATACTTCACAACCTGTTTTACAATCTAAAAAGAAACAATTTTTTTCTGTAATAATGTTTCCACTTTCAGTAGTAAATGTAAGTTCTACACTATATATTCCATCTACAAATTCATTACCACCAAAATATTGTGGTGACATTATCATTGAATTAGCAGTAAAGAATAAATTATTAATTGGAAAATATTGAAAATAAGTATATAAATCTACACCTGATACATTCTTAGTATGTAATTGTACTGGTTTAATATTAGAAGGTAAATTAGTTATTTCATAAGTACATACATTAGTACTTAGATTATAAGTATAAGATTGACTTACAATTACACTAAAGTTAGCAGTAAACCAAGCTTGTATAATAGGAAACAATAATGTAATATCTCCTGTTGAACACATATAAGTGCTTACAGGATAAGTAGTTGAAAATGCATTCCATTGTTGTCCTGTATATATATCTTCAAAGTACATTCCTTGCATTATCAATGTACTATCAACAGGAAAGTTTAAAGTCCATTTTCTTAAATCAATTACATCTTCATCTATTTCAGAAGTAATTGCAGTATCATCACAACAATTAATAGTAGTTGCAATTGTTAGATTGGTATAATTTGCACTATTAGAAATAAAGTCAGAAAGAGTTTCTGACTTTATTTCAAGGTAGTTACAATTATCTGTTTTAGATAATAGAAGCATAATTTTAGAGAAGAGTATATTTAAGATAAAGTTCAAGTGTATCACCTGCACCATGTGCTGTTGACCAATCTATTGATAAGTCACCTGTTGCATCTACAAATACAGATGCATCACATATAGTAGCAACTAAAGCACCACCATTAACTACATATTGTTCACCTGATGCTAATTTACAAATAATTTCAGCACCAACTAAGTTTTCAATATTAGTACCTGAAACTACAATAGGACTTGTAGCATTAAGGTCAACAGAAAAATATCCTAAGTAAACAGGTTTACCACCAAGTGTTTCACTTGTTTTAACAGTATCACCTGAAGTACGAGGAATAGCTAATGAAGTACAACAATGAACTATACTTTTAATTTTCTCTTCTAAATATCTAGGAATCCCCATTTTAGTATTTATTAATAGTTAAAAGAAAAAAAGGGAAGGAAACCCTTCCCTTTATATTATCCAAGACCATTTTCATCAGCAGCAAACTCATCTGTAAATTGAACTGTAGAACAGTCACAATTTGCAACAGCAGCAGCTAATGGTTTGAATCCTTGTGTTTCAAAGAAAGCATCAAGAACAGGTAGCAATGTAGCAAATGTTTGATTTGCAGGAGCTGGACCTGGAGGATTAGCTGTACATTCAGCAACTACAATAGTATTCATCTTATTCTTGTACTCATCCCATCCACCTACAATTTGAGGAGAATAATGCAAGTTCAATTGATTATACTTACCTGCATTAGTAGAGAATCTTTGGAAGTTACCAATAGCAGTACCTGCAAGTTCACCTACTCTGTAAGGACCAGGTTTACCATTGTATCCACCTGCTTCATATTCCAACCATCCAATATCTTTACCTTGACCTTCACCAAAAGATGGGATTTGGAAGATAGTAGATTTAGCTTCACAGCTAAGGTTGTCAATTAAAGATACAATCATAAGGAATTGTACATTCTTGTAATATCTCAAAGGAATGTTACAATAAGTGTAAACCTTAGAAGGAATATCTGTAATACGAACACCTAAACATTTACCAGGATTAGCAGTTATCCATGCAGCAACATCAACAGCAGGAACTACAACAGGAGTACCTGGAGTTGTAGTATAGTCAATATATTGAGCAAAGATAATTTTATCTGTATCAGCATTTACTGCATTAACAAGAAGTTCTGCCAATTTATTGCAATCACCACTTGGGCAATCACAACCAGGACCACAACAAGGAGTTGTTACAGAGAATATCTTAGAGAACTGATTGAAACCATACATTTGATATGCCTGAGAGTTACCTCTAAACTCTACTTTAAATGAATATGTAGTTTCACATTCAATATTAGTAAAGTCAGTAATATCAATAATGTTAGGTTGTTCAGGGTTATAACATCTGAAGCTATAAGCATCAATGTCATTTCTTGGAATGTTTTGACCTGCTGATGTAGCTACATCATCTAGTGTAGAGCCACCTGTTGTATCTACACCTACTGCTAAAAATATTGCTCTTTCATTAACAATAGTAGTAGCATCTTGAGATAGATTTGTAGTAGCAGAGAATACACCAATTTGACCAACAGCTAAAGCAGTAACATCAGAACCTGCAGGTAGAACAACTTGGTCACCAGTAGGTACAAGTACTTGAAAAACTGGGTTATTTGCACTCATTTTAAATTAAATTTAATTGTTTAAAAGACTAATTTTTGCTTGTTTAATTTCATAATCAGGAATCTGCATTTGACCAGTAGCTATTAAAACTGCTAAGTCTACAATTTCTCTATGAGTATGTTCTGATAACTCACAATTTGTAAAACCTGTTAGAACTGTTCCATTAGGTAAATTGTAAGTGCCCCCAACATAGTCTTGAGCATTTTGCATATATGCAGGTTTCTTAATGTAATTAAATTCACATATCGAACTAACAATAAAGGTTGCATCTGTAAAGACCCTAAGTCCATTTTCAAAAAATCTAAAGTTCACTTCTTGCCATTCAAAGGAACTTTTATCAAAAGGACTTTCTTCATGAAGGTCATCATGTTGTTTTAAATAGAGCCTTGCTCTCACATTTTCACACACCCCCTTAGAAATACAAGCATATCCTGATACAAAAAATAAATAATTTGTAGGTAATGTTACTCTATAGGATATACTATCAAAAGCTACAACAGGAAGAGGAGTTAGATTATTTACAACAATAGTTCTAATATCATCTATGCTCCTCTGATTCACTTCAAAACCAAACCCATTTTTCTGTCTTGGTTCAGCAATGTTTTTGATAAAAACTTCTTGAGCTTCATTAAGTAGCCAGTCAATTTCAGGAACTTTTAAATTCCTGAACTGCTGTGAGTCTACTTTATTCAGCTTGACTTTTAAATCATAATGCATTGCTCTAATGTCCATGTTGTATATAGCAAGTTAGGTTTTTAATTTAATTTCTCAAGAATCCTTGCTTTGATTTCTTGATTCTGTGGATTAACAAAGTAATCTGTAACATCTTCAATACTATGTCCAAGTATATCACCCATATAATAAATACCTGCACCTTCTTTAGTTAGGATATTTTTATACAAAGCTTCAGTAACCATACCTTTAATATATAATTGGTTTTTGTCCATTTTAGAATATTTCAAAAACTCATTTATATATTCTCCTTCAATAATTTCAGAAATCTTAACTTCAATAAATTCATTAGATTGTTTTCTTACTGAAATATCAAGAATGATTTGTACTAATGATATCTTTTGTTCTTTGGTAAGCTTATCTAATATCTTATAAGCATCTTTCTTTTTATTCAATTTATGAGCTTCAATCTCAATGTGTTCTCCTTCATCATAAAGAATATGTGTTGCTAAAGGCCATCTACCTTCCTGATATTCTTTTTCTGAATTAGCTACATAAGGTGAAGCTTTGTAGTTTTTAACTTTAATAAAATCTAATGGCTTAGAAATATCTAACACTAAAGTTCTGTTAGGAAACTTTAATTGTGCTACTTTAGTTGCCCAAAACTCATGTGGTTTATTAGGGTTAAAAGTATCACTTAAATCTAATCCCATTAGTTTACCATATTTCTCTGCTTCTTCATCTGTTAAACCAGTAGCATATTTTCCTGTTTGTGCATCATAAAGTATCTGTGAAGATTGGTCTTGATTAAAAGCATCTTTACCTGATTTACCATGCCACTTAGTAACATCTATTGGTCTCAATTCTACAAAATTTGGATTTCTTTCTGACATAATTTCTTTCTTCTTTTTTTCTATTCTAAAATTAATTTAAATAAGAGGGGAAATTTCTTTCCCCCCATAAACATAAATATTAATTACGAGCAAGTATAAGTTCACCACAACGAGATACATCTTCCATGTGGATACCACATTGGTCTTTAACATGCATCTCATAGTAATCACCTGAGTGTGAAGCCAATTTGTTATTAACTGGACCATAAGGAGTAATAAGACCAGCAGTATAAATCAATGACATACCACCTTTTTTCTTAATACGCTTAACATTAGATTCTCCTTTTTCTCCTGAAAAATCAAGGAAAGTAAATCTCATTGATTCAGTAGGATAACCTGTAACTGGGTCAATCTCAAAGTTAATCTCTCTATCATCATACAATGGATTATGGATAAGCTCAAGTTCAGCACCATTGGCCATTCTATATTTCACAAACTGATAACCTGCTGCAAGAGCCTGGTCATTGTAAGGAGATGAAGTTTTGTCAATGAACAATTGGTCTACAACTTGGATAAATCCTTTTTTCTCCATCCAATCTTGGATTGCACGATGGAAAATAATCATACCATATTCACCTGTAAATGCTTTGATTTTTCTTTGTCCACCAGGCTTAACACGAGAGTAGAAAATGTCCATCAAGTACTCTTCAATTAGAGTAGCAGTCAAGTGAGTATAACGGTGAATGTGAGAATCTTCAAGTTGTTCTTGAATACCAGGACCTGAATAGATAGGTCTACCATTAGCACCAAGTACAGAATCTGTACTACGAGAATACCAATAACCTCTTTCAAGTTCTTTATACCATTGCATCCAATATTCTACTTCAGCATACTTAATCCAAGTGTCATGCATTTTACCATTAGGGTCTGGAACCTTAACTGCAAGAACTTGATTATGAGCATCACCTGTAATTTGGTATTTTTTTCTAAAACGAGAAAGTCTATTTCTCAATGTAATAGGAAGAGAGTACTGAGTTGAACCACTCTGTTCTCCTGCTTCTTCATACTGAGAGAATAACTTTGCCCATTGAGTACCAGGAGATAGATAAGTAACAGGTAAGAAATCAGTACCATTGTCTGACATTAATCTTACTGTGTAAACCCAACCTTTACCATGTCTGTAAGGCTCTTCCTGAATCCTTACCTGATACTTCTTATTAGTAGTACCTGGGTGAATAATATCACCTGGAACAAACCAATTTTCATCAAGTTTGATTTTAAATGTTTGCTTCAACTTACCAGGAGTAGTATTTGATGCAAGTTCTACATTTTCAACTACAACCAATGGTCTTGTTGAACCTGTTCTTAGACCCCATTCCCATTCATTAGATGTAATCTCTTCTTCCTTTGCAGTAGAAGATAGAATGTAAGTCATTGGATTATCAGAATAACGTGTAGCTGTAAACAGCTTAGTCATTACTGATTCAAATACATGTGGCTTAGCAATAAGAGCAGCACCTAAGTGATTTAGGTCTGTCATGTTTGCATGCCAAGGCATCTGTTTGGTTATTAACTTATTATTTAATTGTGCCATTTTAAAAATTTTTTGTTAAACTAAAAGAAATCTGCTAACCCTTTATTGCGAGAACCTTTTGTGCTTGTTACTGGATTAAGTTTTTGATTATTAATCTTTTGTCTTGTTTCTTTAATTACTTCTGTTTTTGCTTTTTCTTTAATGTCTGTAACATCAAAATCAGAAGATAATATTTTAGCCAAAAGAATCATTTTACTCTTATCCTTAAATGCATTTTGTAAATCATTTTGGAATTGTGTAAGGAACTGATTATTACCTATTTTAACAGCAGGTTTAGTCATGTATCCATGCAATTCTCTTTTATCCCTTTGTGTTAAAGTCCAATTCTTTATTTCAGAAGAAGAATCAATAGTTGCTTTTAATTCTTTTACTAATTGTTTCTTTTGTTCTTCCTGTTGAATAGCAAATCTTTTTTGTTTTTCAATAGTTTCCTGTTTTGTTTTCTCATTATCTTCTTCTATCTGTTCATGAAACTTTTGAGCATACTTTGAAAGCTTACCTGATTCCTTTAACCAATCAATTTTATCATCAACATCGTCATCATCTAATTCCTCATAATTACTGTAATAGTATCTTAAAAACTTTTCCTGTGACTTTTCATCACCATATTCAGGAGTAGGTACTTCACTTATTTCAGAGTATATCTTAAAAAAGTCTTTAGTGTTACCACCTTCTTTTTTAAACTTTAAAAAAGCTTTACCATCTTCATCTAACTCTTGCATAAAAGCCTGAATAGTTTCATCTAATCTTGCTTCTATTTCTTCTTCCTGAATTTCAATAAACCTATTAGCATCTATATTTGATTCATCTTCAACATCTATATTTATAATTCCTCTTGTTTTAAGTTCCTTATAAATACTTGACCATTCAGATGAAATAGGTTTAAAATCATTTTCTTCCTCATCAAAGAACTCATCTACTTCTTCTTTAGAATTAGAATTATCATCTTTGTTATCTAACTTAGATGGTTCATCATCTTCTACTACTTCGTTTAACTTATTTGGTTTTGATGTTTCAACTTGTTGTGTATCTTCAGTAGGAGATACTCCAAAAAAATCATCACCATTATCCCAATTAAAATCTGCTAAACTTACTTCTTTCTCTTTTTCTGTACTCATAATAATAACACAAATTTAAGTTTGAAAATTAAATATCTTTAAGTTTTAATCTTAAAAATATAGTGGATTTGTTTAATGTTTTTAAATTACCTTTTATTATTTCTTGTTTAGTTTCTTAGATTCTATTTCTGCTTTTTTCTTATCCATCTCTTTTTGATGTCTAAACTTTTCTTCATCTAATTGTTGCTTTCTTTGTTTTACATCTACATCTACTCCTTGTTTAGCAACTTCTAATATATCTAACTTACCATCTTTATCTACATCCTTATCTTCATTAAATCCTAAAGACATAATAGTTTGACTTTGTATCTCTCTATCAGTCTTCATTTTTTCTTTCATCATTTCTGTTTCTCTATCAAACAACTTCATTTCTTTTTCATGAGCAAGAGCTTCTTTTTGCATTTCCTGTTGTTTCTCTAACTGCTGCATTTGTTGTTGCTGCATTTCTTCTCTCTTTCTTGTTTCAGATTCTATCAACATTTCTTCTGCTTCCTGAACTCCTTCAGCTCTTATAACTTTAATTACATCACTTAAATCTATTTTTTGTGATTGCATTGCAGCATGAGATAATTGAGATATAAGTTCTTTAACTTCATGTGCTTTAGATGAATTAGATACAAATATACCATAAGTAGAATTATCTAATAAATCAGCATCTACTGTTAACATTTTACGAGAAAAATCATCTAAGATATAATTCAACTTTAAATTAGGATTCTCTGTATAACATACTTTAGCTGTATCTAATAACCTTTCCAATACTGCTTTCTTAACATGATTATGTAATTCAAATACTGGTTCCAATATATGTGAACTTTGAACCATTGTTTGTTTAGTATTAGTAACAGCAGCATTAGGTCCTATTTGTCCTTCTGCTTCTGGTGGAATACCAATAGATACACCTGCTCTTCTTTCAATATATTCTGCTAAACTTATATATTTCTGAATATCAGAAGCTAATGACATATCTATTTCTTTAACAGCATTAGGAATAGAATAATCACCTTTATTACCTTCTTCATTAGGATTTAAAAAACCTATCTTGGAAGACTCAGCAAAGTATAACCATTTTTCTACATCTATACCTGCACTTTCAGGAATCATACCAATGTTCATCATAAGAAGTTTACCTTTATCTGATGCCATTAGTAATTCTATTCTATACATTATAATGTCATAGTAATACTGATATGCTTTTACCCTATCTACAAATGATGTAGGTAAAGAGTTAGTAGTATCCATTACTGCACCAATATAAGGTAACTTACAGTTATACAGATTATTAATATCTTTAAATTGACCAGGTACAGGTCTAAGATAAACATAA